GCAGAGATGGCTAAGTTGTTCCCTGTAAGTTGGGAAGCATTGATGGAGAAGAATGATGAATAAAGACGTAGGTATGATTGGTGTCGAAACCGTAGAAGAACACGAAGATGGTAGTGCCACATACCAGTTTCACATGGATGCACATGCCCGTGGATTACTGGCAGAGGAAGGCTTGAAGCTAGTGCTGTATTGTGCAGGAGCCAAGCTAGACATGGGCTTGGTGTACGATTTTATCACAGACCACATGGAGTATAACAAAGATGAAGCTACCTGAGGGACGTAAGCCACTACCTAATGAATGGTTTGTAGACAGAGCTAAGAAAGTTCAGCCTGATAATGAGTGGCCTAATGTCGATGACTTCTCAGACATAAACCACAGTAAAGATAATAAGTGTGTGAGTTGTGGTAATCCTACAGTCAATAAGGATTGGTGCAGTTTCTGTTTAGAGGAAGAGTAATGTACACGGTAGAGTTTGAGCCTGATGCCTCAGTAATAACTTCACTAGATCCTACTGGTCAATTCAACGATGTTGAGGTTATCATTGGTGAAGACAACCATGTTTATATCAGACAGTTTGATGATGATGCTAACGCATACGAAATGGTTATCATGGACTACACTCAATTCATTCAGATCTTTGCTGCCATGCAATCACCTGAGGGTGTATATATCATAGAAAATAGGAAACAAAATGACACCGTTTGAAATAGTATTATGTTGTAGTCTTGTAATTAATTTGTATTTAACTTGGCGTGTGTATATAATTGAAGAAGACCTTGACGAGCTAGGTAGTTTTAGTATAGAGTCAATATTAACATTATCAAAGAAACTGGAGAGACTAGAAGATGAAAGACATAAAGACATTAGTCGAGGATATGAACGAGGTGATCAAGGGTAACGGTGGTTGGAGTGGAACCATTAGCTCTATCATGGGTAACAACATAGCCATGACAGCTAACCAACGGTTCTCTAAACCACAGGAGCCACGAAGCTACCTATCCCTGTCTTCTATTGGCACACCATGCAAACGTAAACTGTGGTACAAGATCAATCAGCCTACAAGTGCTGATCCCCTACCAGCCAATGCTCTACTTAAATTCTTCTTTGGTGATATGATTGAAGAGTTAGTCCTAGCTATCGTTAAGGCTGCAGGACATGAGGTCAAGGGTGAGCAGGATCGTCTAGATGTACATGGTATCAAGGGACATCGTGACTGTGTGATTGATGGCATTACAGTAGACGTTAAGTCTGCCTCACCATTTGCCTTCAAGAAGTTTAAGGATGGTAACCTGCGTGAGGACGATCCATTCGGTTACATCTCACAGCTATCCTCTTACGTCTATGCTGGACAGGATGATCCTCTAGTCACAAACAAAACACATGGTGCCTTCCTAGTTATTGATAAAGTTAATGGTCACATCTGCTTAGATATGTATGACTTTACTGAGGAACTAAAGACAAAAGAAGAGGAGATGCTTGCAGCTATGGAACTGGTTAAGGGTGAGATCCCTGAGGATCGTATCCCACCAGTACCCCAGAGCAAGACATCCCCTAACACTAAGTTAGATGTATCATGTAGCTATTGTGAGTTTAACAAAGTGTGTTGGCCTGAGGCTCGTGTCTTCCTGTACAACACTGGTCCACTCTACTTAGTTGATGTAGTAAATGAACCTCGTGTGTTTGAGTTAAATCGTGATGAAGTATAAAGACCAAGGATTAAAGTACGGTTACCGATCTGGCTTGGAAGAGAAAGTATCTGAGCAGCTAACCAAGGCTAAGGTTAAATTCTCTTACGAAACCACAAAGATAACCTACGAAGTAAACGAGGTACGGAAGTACACACCTGACTTCATACTTGGTAACGGTATCATAGTTGAAACTAAGGGACGGTTTGTTCTAGCTGACAGAAAAAAGCACATACTAATAAAAGAACAACATCCACACCTTGACATTCGTTTTGTTTTCAGTAACTCTAATGCTAAGATCAACAAAGGATCGAAGACAACATACGGAATGTGGTGTGAGAAACATGGCTTCCAGTACGCAGACAAACTAATACCTAAGGAGTGGTTAAATGAGTATCCTAAAAATCCATAAGATAATCGAAGGGCCATTTGAAACCGACAATAATATGTGGTATAATTTGTGTCTTGTTGAGTTTCCAGATGGTGATCTTATCCATCAGGAAGTCTTGTATCCTACAATGAATGAGGCATACGAAGACATCAAGACACTCTCAAAACAAATCAACCCTATAGAGATTAATGCAATCAATGTTTGACTTTGATAGTAAACTACAGGCACTTGTCGATAACTATGGTCTTGCCTACCTTCTAGAAGAGAACGAAATAACTGAGCATTATGTTATTCGTTTCCTAGTAGAGGAAGGTATGATAGACTTTGACGACTACTTTAATACTGACGCAGAGATGAAACACTGGAAGGAACTAGAAGAATGATCAATGAGACTGATCTAGAGGCTTGGGAATATTACAACGAAGCCTACAAGAATAAGATGTCAATGAATGAATACCAGAGAATGGCATCTAAGACAGCTATCTACAACAGCACACACTCGATCCTGTACCCTGCACTAGGCTTGGCAGGTGAGGCTGGTGAGGTAGCTAACAAAGTTAAGAAGATGATACGTGACGGTAACTTTGATCGTCAAGGTATTGCCGCAGAGATTGGTGATGTGTTGTGGTATGTAGCTGCACTATCCCGTGACCTGAATATTGACTTACATGATATTGCACTACAGAACTTAGAGAAACTATATGACCGTAAGTCTCGTGGTACACTTGGTGGGTCAGGAGATAAACGATAATGAATTGGGTATGGAGATTCCTTAAGTACGTACAGACATGGCGAGCACACCGTCGAGTTATTAAAGAGCTTAACATGCTGAGTGATTTAGAGCTACGAGATATTGGTATTAACCGTTGTGATATTGACCGACTGGTTTGGATGAAAGACGATATGGAGAAACGAGGAACAAATGGCAAACAATAATTACCTACCAACAGACTACCAAGCATTTATCCACACATCACGATATGCTCGTTGGTTGGACGACGAGAACCGCCGTGAGTCTTGGTCTGAAACTGTAGGCCGTTACATCAATAATCTTGTAGCTGGTAAGGTAAACGACAAGACAGCCAAGGATATTGAGGAAGCTATCCTTAACCTAGAAGTCATGCCATCTATGAGAGCTATGATGACTGCAGGGCCAGCCTTGGAACGAGACAACACTGCAGGGTATAACTGTTCTTATCTACCTGTAGATGACCCCAAGAGTTTCGACGAGGCTATGTTCATCCTGCTCTGTGGTACTGGTGTTGGCTTCTCTGTTGAACGTCAGTTCGTCACTAAGCTGCCAGAAGTACCACAACTGTTCCAGAGTGATACCACAATCGTCGTGAAGGACAGCAAAGAAGGTTGGGCTAAAGCTCTGCGTCAAGTGATTGCACTCCTCTATAGTGGTGAGATCCCTAAGTGGGATGTGTCACGTGTCCGTCCCGCAGGTGCTCGACTAAAGACATTCGGTGGACGTGCCTCTGGTCCTGCCCCTCTGGTGGACTTGTTTAACTTTGTTGTATCTAAGTTCAAAGAAGCACAGGGACGTAAGCTATCCTCTATCGAAGCACATGACATCATGTGTAAGATCGGTGAGGTTGTAGTTGTTGGTGGTGTACGTCGATCAGCTATGATCTCTTTGTCTAACCTGAGTGATGACCGTATGCGTCATGCTAAGTCAGGTGAATGGTGGGATGAACCCGATAAGAACATCTACCGTTTTGGTTACCGTGCTCTAGCTAATAACTCTGTAGCTTACACGGAAAAGCCTGATGCTGTTTCATTCATGCGTGAGTGGATGGCATTGGTTGAGTCTGGGTCAGGTGAACGTGGTATCTTTAACCGCCAAGCCAGTAAGAAACAGGCTGCAAAGAATGGACGACGTGATACAGACTACGAGTTCGGCACTAACCCTTGCTCAGAAATCATCCTACGTCCATATCAGTTCTGTAACCTGACAGAGTGTGTAGTACGTGCTACAGATACTCTAGAAGATTTAGAACGTAAGGTTCGTCTTGCTACAATCTTAGGGACTATTCAGTCTACGTATACTAAGTTCCCTTACCTTCGTAAGATCTGGCAGAAGAACACAGAAGAAGAACGTCTGTTGGGTGTAAGCCTTACAGGTATTATGGACAACCCTCTCATGACCACAAAGAACCAAGGTCTAGAGAAAACATTGGAGCACTTAAAGAATGTTGCTATTAGTACTAATGCTGAATGGAGCCAGCACCTTGGTATCCCTGTTGCTGCTGCTATCACTTGTGTCAAACCTAGTGGCACTGTCTCCCAACTTGTTGATTCTGCTAGTGGGATACATGCTCGTCACAGCCCTTATTACATTCGTACTGTCCGTGGCGACAACAAAGACCCACTGACACAGTTCATGAAGGATCAGGGTATTCCATCTGAGCCATGTGTCAGGAAACCAAATACAACTACAGTCTTCTCATTCCCTATGAAGTCTCCTGATAATGCTGTAGTAACTGAAGACCTGTCAGCTATTGATCAGCTAAAGATGTGGTTGGCTTATCAACGTCACTGGTGTGAACACAAACCATCTGTAACTATCAACGTCAAGTCTAATGAATGGTTCGAGGTAGGTGCATTTGTGTATGAACACTTCGATGAAATGTCAGGTGTATCCTTCATGCCCTATAACGAACACACCTATCAGCAACCACCCTATCAGGATTGTAGTAAGACTGACTACGAAACTTTACTAGCTGTCATGCCTTCTGCTATTGACTGGTCTAAACTATCAGGCTATGAGCAAGAGGATAACACATCTGGCAGTCAGACACTAGCCTGTTCTGGTGACTCATGCGAAATCGTAGACCTAACATAGGGTCTACACCTTCACCCTGCATAAAGTTCTGTCGCATAGTCGATGGGTATTGTGCAGGGTGTAAGAGGACTATAGACGAGATACGTAACTGGATGATCATGTCTGACTACGAACAAAAGATGTTACTGCACGAGCTTAAATGGAGACAAGATAATGTGGGTAGTGATAAGTAGGGATCAATGTAACTTCTGTGATACAGCTAAAGCATTACTAAAAGCTAAGGGCCAACCATTCACTGAGTACAATGTGCAGTCACCAAGTAGTAAATGGGTCTTGACATTGATCAAGCAAGCAGGGTACACTACAGTACCACAAATCTTTAAGTCAGATGGCACTCATGTCGGTGGTTACACAGAGCTAAGAGATCTGTTAGTTGATGATTGCCCAAAGGAATTTTAATAGTATGACCAAGAGACCTTTTAACCGTGCTGCTTATGATGTTTACGATAAACCAGCACGTGACATCTTAGCTGACTACCTAGTATCTAAGGGCCACTCAGTTGTCAACAATGAAGAGAACTACAATGTTGATGTAGTAACCCAGAAGAATGGATACACATACTTCAATGAGGCTGAGGTTAAGACTGCATGGAAAGCTGACTGGCCTACACACTGGTCTGAGATCCGTATCCCTGAACGCAAGAAACGTCTGTTGTCTATGTATGACGGTGAGAATGGGGTACTAAACTTCTATGTATTCCGTCATGACATGAAGCAAGTATGGCGCATCAAGGATACCCTACTTACAATAGACAGCCTTAAGGAAGCACATGGTAGGTGGATAGCTAAGGGTGAGAAGTTCTTCCATATTCCTTACACACAAGCTGAGTTGATCACACTATGATTGATAACGATCTTCCAAAGAAGCCTACTCGTACTCGTCGTAAGACTAACTACAAGGGGGCTGACAACAAGAAGACATCAGGTCTAGTACCTCGTACAGAAAACCAGAAGGCACTGATAGATGCACTTAAAGAAAGTTCTCAAGTATTTATCCTTGGCCCTGCAGGTACAGGCAAAACGTATGTTACTGCGACTTATGCTTCCGACCTCTACACGACGAAAGAGATCGACAAGATCGTCATCACAAGACCACACGTGGCTGTAGGTAAGGAGCTAGGTTTCCTCAAGGGTGACTTAGAAGAGAAGACTAAACCTTGGGCATTGCCTGTCCTAGACGTACTGGAGAAACACCTTGGAAAAGGAACAGTCGAAACTGGCATCAAGAATGGCAACATTGAAATGGCACCTCTGGCACTTATGCGTGGCCGTTCGTTCGATAATGCCTTCATAATTGTGGACGAGACACAGAACATTACCACCCATGAACTTAAGATGTTGTTGACAAGGGTTGGCGAGGGGACTACTATCGTACTCAATGGCGATGTTCAACAGTCAGACTTGAAGGAAGCTGATGGTCTGTCTAAGATTATTCACCTAGCCAAGAAGCACATGCTACCAGTACCGATCATTGAGTTTGGTGTAGAAGATATTGTCCGTAGTGACATCTGTGCTGAGTGGGTCAAAGTATTTATGAAAGAGGGACTATGACAAAAGAAGATGTAGTAAACAAACCACCACACTACGGTAATGGCAGCATTGAGTGTATCGACTACATGAAAGACAACATGGATACTATGATGTTTCTAGGTTATCTAGAGGGTAACTGTAAAAAGTATCTGCACCGTTATCGGTACAAGGGTAAGCCAGTAGAGGATCTACGTAAGGCACGATGGTATTTAGATAGACTAATCCAAGAGATGGAACAACAATAAAACAAAACCCCCAAGGAGAAATCCAAGGGGGTTAATTATTACTTTTTCTTCTTAGCTGTCTTAGCTGCTTGTTTAAAGGCTTTGTCTGTAGGAGCACCCTTTGACCCAGCCTTTCTCATCTTCTCTCCACTGCCTTCCGCAATACGTTTACGTTTAGCATGGATATTAGCATATAATCCTTTAGCCATTACTTTTTCTTAGCCTTCTTCTTAGCCTTACGAGCTACGTCAA